TCTGGAGAAGCAGCTAAAACTAAATACCTACTAACATTGTCATAATGGAAATAAGTAGAAAACATTTTCCTAAGGTGATGCAAGATAACGATGAGGTCTTTCTTGCACACTTAGAAGGTGTTATCTCTTCTGTTGATGAACTATGTAGTCTTGAGATAACAAAGAACACAGACAACTATAGGTTCAGAATAGCAGCCAGTCATCCAATGTATAACAATATGCTTATAGAAGAGATTCTTAAGTTCTGTAACATGTTCAAGATAAGAGTGGACATGAGCAAATCAATCAAAACATCAAGTGTTATAACATTTGAAATAAACTTAGAATAACATGCCAACATTTATTAAAGCAGGTTTCTGGGAGCAATTATGTAAACCTTGTACAGGATACAAAGGCTGGCTCAACCTTGATGAGTTAATCAAGAAACTAGCAAGTACAGTGGTTGGTCCTCAAGGACCTCAAGGAATTCAAGGAGAACAAGGCCCACAAGGTGTTGAAGGTCCACAAGGAATACAAGGTGAAACAGGTGCTGCATTGACAGTGCTTGGATCCTATCCTGATCTTGCTGCATTCTTAGCAGGTGCTGGTGGTTCACCAGGATTACCTGGAGAAGCTTGGTTACTTGAATCAGATGGATCTTTAATGATTTGGAACACAGCAACTAATGTTTGGGAAGATGTAGGTGATCTACAAGGACCACAAGGGATACAGGGAATTCAGGGACCACAGGGTGAACAAGGTATTCAAGGAGTTCAAGGGATTCAAGGAATAGCTGGTGTAGTAGGTGGTTATTTAGGATCTTTCTATGACACTACAAACCAAACAGGTCTTGCAAATAGCGTTCTTACAATGAACATTGGTAATTCAGATCCATGGAACGATGGAGTATCTATAGTTTCTGGTTCTCAAATAACAATAGCTAATCCTGGTGTATATAATATACAGTTTAGTGCACAGATGGTAAAAAATTCTGGTAACACTGCAACACATGCACATATATGGTTATCACAAAATGGTCTTGATGTGCCAATTAGTGCATCTCAATTAGGATTTCCTTCTAACTCTGTATATGTTGTAGCAGCTTGGAACTTTTTCTTTAAAACAACAGTGGCTAATGAATATGTAGAACTTAAATGGGAAATAAATAGTAACGTAAATAATGCAATATCAATTACATCAGCTATAGCTTCAGGAACTATTCCTGCTATTCCTGGTCTTATTGTAACAGTGAACCAAGTAGGATAGAAAATAAATTTGTTTTGTCACAATTATAGCATATATTTGTTACATAAATCAATTAAACAATTTACATTATGGCACAGTATGATCCTGCAAAGAGGTACACTTGGACTCCTGAAGACAAATTCACGTTAACAGGACAACAGTTTGGATTAATTCTTAACACAGTTAGATCTTATTTATCATCAGAAGAAGCAGCACGTTTCCAATTGATGGTTCAAACTAATCAAGTGATTGAAGAGTTAATGATTCAAGGTGTGGAAGCTGACATCATCAAAGAGGTGGAAGCTCCTACAGAAGAATAAAAAAAGTCTGGTTGGGTGACTAAGAACCAGATGTAGATAATCTAAGCACTTCTCTATGAGAATATACGAACCAAAAAATAAAATAGATGTTATAACGCCAAAGGGAGATGGCTCAATATTGTTTTTGACAGATTATGGAACAGAAACAGACACCATCTATACAATTGTAATTAATTCAACTGGGGAACTATGGCAGTATACCCATCGTGATATAATCGTTAAACCCAATATAACATTTAAACGCTATGGCAAAAATGAAAAAAGCACAGAAGGGAGCAATGCTAAAACAAGCTCCTAAGACAACAATGGAAAAAATCTCTAGTACAAAACTAAAAGATGTTTCTGAAAAAGCAGGTAATCTTGGTAAAAGAATGATTAACTCAGGAAAAGCTGCAATTAAAAATACTATTAATAAAGTAAAAAATTCTACTGTAGGAGATGCAGTAAAAGTTGCAGGAGATGTAGCTACTGGAGGAGCATATTCTGCTTATAAGATGGCTACAAAAAAACCTGCTAAGAAAGCAGACAATACTTTGTCTGCTATGGCAAAAAAGAATGGTGGTCCTGTTAAAAAGAAAATGAGAAATGGTGGTTCTTTATCTGGACTTACAGCACCTAACACAAGAGATAAAGGTACAGATGTTGGAGGTGCTTGGACTAAAGTACAAAAGAAAGCAATAGCTGGTGCTAAAGGAAAAGCTTCTCTTACCAAAGACAAACAACTTGGTGCTACAAAAATGGCTAAAAGAGGAATGTCTATTAAAAAGAAATAGTTATGGCTACTGATAAGAAATGGATGCAGAAAGTTTCCAAAAGCATTGAGAAACGTGGCACAAAGGGAAAATGTACACCCATCACTAAACCTGGTTGCACAGGAAAAGCCAAAGCATTAGCTAAGACATTCAAAAAAATTGCTGCTAAGCGTAAAGGTAAATAATGCTTAATTTAAATATTCCATCTTTTAAATGTCTTGTTAGACTTTCACATTTTACAAAGAATGATGAACATAAAGATGTATATCATAATGCTTATGCTTTTGCAATACAATCTGTAGAAGGAAAGATACTAACGTTTCACGTAATGACAGATTATGGAATGTTAAGAAGTAGAGTTCCTATATCAGAAATATTTTTAAAAGTTCCTACCAAAGATGTTCCTTCACATTATAAACAACTTTGGGATTGCTTTTCAGAGAATGTAACAGCTGTAAAGTTTGATTATTTATCTGGAAAAAGATGTGAAGTGGTACTTAAAAATAGTGAGAAAGTATGGGCAACATATATGTTCACTATTGATTGGTTTAACAACCCTTACTCAGATGAACCAAGTGATTATAAATGTGGACATATATTAGTTTCTGATGATGGTTATTTGTTATGCCAACCAAACAATAGAATATATTGGAAAGACTCTAACTTTGTTACACAAGATTTCCCATTAGAAAAGAAAAACATAAAGGTGGACAACATTCTTGAATCTGTAGAATCATATTCTGACAGATGGGTGAGTGAAGACACAGATTCATTTTACTATAACATTAACGAATAAATAATTATGTCTAAGTTAAATCCCCAAAAAGCATCAGCCTATGTAGGTCCTGGTGTATTACGTAAAGGTGGTAAGATAACACCTGTTCCTAATGGTCCTTTAATTAAAAAGAAAGGCCCTTTTAAAGGAAGTGGATTAAAATCTGGTGGTACAATAAAAAAAGCTCAGAATGGAACATCAGAGTATTCTGATCCAAAACCTTTATTCGATAAAATAAAGAAAAGTAAAGATTCTCTTGATAATGCTACGTTTAAACTTGAAGAAAAAAAGTTTAAATCTAAGATGGAGTATTTAAATGGTAAATTAAAAAATGAGCAATCTATGATGAATACTAAAAAAGTTAAGAAAGCTAAGGCTGGAGCAATGATTAAACGTGCTCAGAATGGTGACACAACAACTGTTAAAAAACCTAAAGTTGATGGTTTTTTTAAAAATATAGATAAAAAACTAATTAAAAAATCTGATACTACTGAATTTTATAAAGGACGTAAATCTAAAATTATGGATGATGGATTCTTTAAAGGACCAAAAGTAAAATCAACAGGGTTAAAAAATGGAGGATTGATTAAACGTGCTGATGGTTCTATGTCAAGAAGAGGTTTATGGGATAATTTGAGAAGTAAGGCTGCTCAGAATAAAAAGACTGGGGCAAAACCTAAATCTCCTACGAAAGCAATGCTGACACAGGAGAAAAAAATAAAGGCTAAGGGAAAATGATATTAAATATTAGTAATGAACATAAACAAAAATACTTTTCTCAGAAAGAGAAAGGAGGAGTTGTTTATAAAATTACTAATCAAATTGATGGTAAGTTCTATATAGGAAGTACAAACAATTTGATAAAAAGATATTATACTCATATTCATGATATACGTTCTGTTAGAAATACTTGTGTAAAACTAATTAGAGCAGTTAATAAACATGGGGAAGATAACTTTACATTTGAAATTTTATGTGAGTGTTCTATTGAAGAAATATTAAAGACTGAACAAAGTTATATAGATAGTTTAAAACCTACTTATAACATTGCTAAAATTGCTGGAAGTAATCTTGGAATCAAAAGAACAGAAGAAGTCAAACTTAAAAAATCTATATCTCAAAAAGAAAATTGGAAAGATGATGGTTATAGAAGTAAGCATTTAGAAAATTTATCAAAAAATTGGAAAAGTGGAGCTTCTCATAAAATGGCCAAGCTTACAGAAGAACAAGTAATTGAAATTAAAAAACAATTAGCAAGTGGTCTTCTCCCAAAACAGGTAGCAGACAAACTTGAACTTAGTTACTACTCTATAAAAGATATTCATAGAGGAAAGACTTGGAAAAATATAAATATTTAAATCTAAGAAATAATGGCAACACCAGCATGGCAAAGAAAAGAAGGAAAGAATCCTTCTGGTGGTCT